TCCGGAGTAAGTATCGAGCAGCACGATATTGATTCCAGCGCAAAACAAATGCTGGAAATAATGAATGCTCCAATTGTGGAAACGTACATGCGTGCGCTCTGGCATGACCCACGGGCGCAAGCTGCAAGGCAGTACCTGCAGGACCGGCAAATCCCGATTGCGCTTGCTCAGGCGCATTGCCTTGGATGGGCCGCGCAAGCGGACGGCAACGCAAAACAGGATACCACGCGTATTCGGCGTGCTGCAGTACCTGCAACAGAAAATCAGGAAAGTAATGGATGGCTTGTTATTCCAGTATTCACAAAGTGGAATAACAATATTCCAGACAGCAAATCAGCAAAGCTGATAAAGTTCCGTTCAATACCTCCGGCTGCAAAATCGTACCGCAGATTATCCGGTGGCGAATCAGTACTTTATTGCCCAAACGGAATAAGTGATTCCGAAACACTTATTATTGTTGGCGGAGAAATTGACGCGCTTTCAGTAATTGCAGCTGGTCACAATAATGTTATTTCCGGAACGCTTGGTGAAACAGCTTGGGACGATAAGTGGTCCGATAAGCTGGAGGACTGCGACGATATTGTTATTGTTTACGATAACGATGACGCAGGAATAAAAGGCGCGGCAATGGTCGCGGAAAAGATCGGAAATCACAAAGTACGTATTGGCAAATGGCCTGACGGCTGCAAGGACGCAAATGAATCATTATGCAAGTACGGAAGCAATTTCGATATTGGCAAAATCATTTCATCTGCAAAATCCTCAGACGGTGATTCAGTACTTAAAATTGGTGATTTGCGGGAATCGTACAAACGTTCAATTCTCGGAAATGCAAAACCCAGAGGTATTAGTACTGGTTGGCCGGATTTGGATAATCTTATGGGTGGCGTACGTGATGGTGAAGTAACACTTATTACTGGCGATACTGCATCCGGCAAATCAACATTTGCAAGCCAATGGGCCTTACAAATGGCAATATCGGGAGTAAATACTCTGGTATGCCCGTTCGAGATGGGTGCGCATAGGCAGTTGGATAAATGGGTGCGGCAATGGTCAAATTCTGCCCCAGATAATCTTACTCCCGAAAGGCTTGATTCAGTACTGGATTCTCTGCAGGCTGCACCGATATGGATACTTAACAGGTATGGTTCCATACGTTTGGAGCCAATGAGAAATACACTTATTTATGCCATACGCAAACTTGGCATTAAGTTCGTACTTGTTGACCATATCCATTTCATGGTGGAGGAAGGGCCAAACGAAAGAAATGATTTGGACAGTATGATGAAAATGCTGGCCGAAATTGCAGTGGATACCAGAATACATATTATTGTTGTTGCGCACCCGAGGCAACATAGCGCAAGTGACGAAAAACATAGGGATAATCGTATTATCCAAATGTCTGATTTAAAGGGAAGTTCGGGCCTGAAACAAATGTCCGATAACATACTTTCAGTATGGAGGCCCAGAAAAGCCGACAGAACTGGAGTAACAGAAAATGGCGTAGGTGTTGCCAGTATTTACATGCTTAAGGCCCGTAGTGATTTTGCTACTGAGGGAAGTATTGCATTTAAGTTTATTCTGGAATCTGCACGTTTCGAGGCTCCTGATTCCAATATGATTAGTATGTTTCGCAACGCCATGAGTAACGTTGCAGAAAACCCAGATACCCCAAATAACATAACAGGTCCGCCACAAGTAGTACGTGCAAGACCAAGGAGGGTTGCACAAACGGATAAAGTTACTGAATCAAGCGAAAAATATATTGAAACTAAGCATTGGACTGCCGTTTATGATTAAGAATTACAAATACGAGGATTTCAATATTGCTCGTCCAAGGCGCGAAGTATTACTTCCGATTGTTCTTCCTTGGCGAATAATGCCTTACGTGCGTACAAATTATCGGGATTTCTCCGCAAAGGCCAAAGCTTATCACAATTCTCAATCCATGATTTGCGATTACATTGACAGGTCAATTGCTGCAAATCTCGATATGAGCGTTGAAGAATACAAATTATTTATTCACAGCAAATGCCCAGTACGTGTTGGAACAGCTGTATTTATTCCAGAAGGAAAAGGTAAGCTGAAAGGCCAAGTAACGAAAAATAAGGGTGATTGGGATAATTATCAAAAGGCAGTATGTGACGCGCTTGTTTATTACAAATATCTTCCGGGCGATTCCGCGCATACTGTACGCGGTCCAGATATTGTTATTGTTCCACCAGAATGGGATTACGGAAATGTTGTGGAATCCGGCGTGTACTTAAGTAACAGTAAAATGCAAACGGAGTATGCAACGGCGTTCACGGTATGGGCCACAGCATGACCATGCCTTGCCAGACGCGCAAAACCGACCATTGCAGCCTTTGCAAGGTGCATGTTGCACACGGGCAGACCTGCAAGGCTCCGTATCGCAAATGGATACGTTTTGCGCGTAAGGCTTTTCAGTACACAGGTGTGAAATCATGAAGCTGAAAGAAAATTGGGTAACTGAGAAAATTAAAAACTGTTACCAACCTGAATCTGAATGGATATTCAAGAGTGATGAAAGTTGGGATTACTCGTATGCTCAATTCGTAAACAATAAGATTTATGTATATCCGCATGGAAATCACGATGATTTCGAGTTTGATACAATTAAGGAAGCACACGAATATTTAATCAGTGTTGGAAGTGAATCCCCTTGGGAGGAAGTATGCTGAAATTACGTAAAGAATGGGGTTTGGCTACCGAGGATGGAATAACGTACCTGTATCCTCCCGGTAAAGATACGTCTGGTTCCGAATGGTACGTTTATTATCTGGATGCGCCAGACGGTAAAAAAGAAGTAGTGGCATACCCAAAGGCATTACGACGCGCTAGTGATAGCGAATTTCTGATATTTAGCAGTATTCTGGAAGCGCATGAATGCCTGATTAAGGCAGGTAATAAATCCCCATGGGAGGAATATTGTTGACGGCGCGTAAAAACATACTATTCATGTAATCAGCACCGTACCCGTCCGTCCGTTGCACCGAATACCCAGCGTAGCAATACGTTGGGTATTTGTGTTTTGGGGATATGAAAATGTATTGATTCGGGAAAAGTTTCCTGTATTACAGGAGTCAGACCGGATATTTACCGGAAAACACACAGAGGAACATGACCAAGAATATTCAATCCATTGCAGATTTGGTTCAGGATAAGCGTAACGCAAACCGTGGTACGGAACGTGGAAACTGGATGCTCCGGCGTTCGTTGGAACGTAATGGTGCAGGACGTTCCATTGTTGCGGATAAAAACGGTAACCTTATTGCAGGAAATAAAACTGCAGAGGCAGCTTTGGAAGCAGGTATGCGTGTACGTGTTGTCCAAACGGATGGTACCGAATTGGTAGTGGTACAACGTACAGATTTGGATTTGGACGACCCACGCGGAAAAGCCCGAGAATTGGCATTTGCGGATAATCGTGTTGGCGAAGTAAATCTCGATTGGGATATTGGCGAGATTGTTTTCGCAAAGGATTCGTTCGCGGATATTGATGTTTATTGGCGCGAATCGGAACTTAATGATTTGCGTGCTGCTCTTGAGCAGGAATATCCAAATCCGCTTGAAACTGAAGAATTGGATAAGCCTACGCGCAAGACCAATTTCAGTAATACGGAATCAGAAAACAATACTTCGGAATCTGGCGGTACAAGTGCGGAAAGGGATAATGCTGTTCTCAACGTACAGACGCGATTGTTTTATCTGTACGTTAATGAATCCAAGTATGAAACCTTTACTCGTGCAGTAAATGGGCTGAAAGAAAAGTACGGTCTTGAAACTAATTCAGATGCAATTGTTCAGGCCGTTATTGATTTCGCAGAACTGGAAGGCGTATTCGGAGATATGGGAAATGAGTAACATTATCCAAGTAGAACGCAGAGTATCCGAGAAAAGCGAAAATAAGTTTCTTTCGGAGTACGCAAGGATTACTGACGTTGATAACATTATTGATTTCGAGTGCGAAATCCATGATGAAAACGATAACTTCCTTGGTTATTACGTACCCGGAGCAGTTGCAGAAAAGTTCACCGAAGTATTCGAGTACGCTTCCAAAATGAAAATCGGAAGCGATATGCGTATTACAAGTACTGGCAAGAACGTAAGCCAAGCCACGAGAACAAATGTTCACGGTGAAAAGGTTGATATTCCTTACACGGGAGTAATAGGCGCGTTTGAGCAGGACGCAGGTGAAAGATTTCGAGCGCATTGCAGGCTTACGAATTTCACAAAGGAAAACTTTAATCTCGTTTATCGGGATATGATGCCTTTGTGGAACGATATTGAAAGGGTGTACAAAGAGAAAATGCCGGAGGATTACATGAATCAATGTAATACTGCGGATAAGCTTCGTACCGATTGGCGATTTTTAAATACTCCTTTCACTACTGTTACAGTAAATAACAACTTCCGTACTGCATATCACAGGGATGCAGGTGACCTTATTGGTAAAGGTCAGGCGTGGAGTATTATTTGTACTGGCTGGCGCGACGGTAAGTTTTACGGAAATGAATTGGTATTTCCGGCTTATCGTATTGGATTCCAAATGGCGCATGGTGACTTACTTATTTGTAATCCTCACCACGTACATGGAAATCTGCCACGCTCCAGAGGGGAACGTATTTCATTTGTTTGTTACATTCGGGAAAAGATTTTCGGGTGTATGTCAGCTTCAGAGGAATCTGATTACGGGAAAAAGATTTCCGAGTGGAGATTCTTTGGAAATAAGGATGCGAATTCCAAGCCACGCAGGACAAACAAATGAAAATATTCATTATCTCGCATAAGCGTTCACATGCTGTACCTTTTATTCAGGAGCAGTTTGGTACGGACGTTACTTGGGTAGTAGGAGAAAACGAATCGCAGGCGTACAGGGATAATGGCGCAACAAATGTTATTGAGGGTGGAGGATTAATGGCCTCCAGAAATATTGCCCTCAATATTGCATTTGCTGAAAATCGCGTATGCGTACAGATTTCAGACGATTTCAAGAAAGCGAAATCCGCAATTACAGGGAAACTGCATACCGGAAGGGAAGCGGCAGAAATATTGGTACGCGAACTTAATGATTCACCATTTAAGTTTGCAGGATTCGGACCAACGGATAACGCGTTTTATTTCAATCCGAAATCCCCAATCAAGATTCGTAACTTTATCGTAGGCGATTTTATTGCCGTAAAGCCATGTGACTTACGTTTCGATACTCACATGAGACTTAAGGAAGATTACGATTACACTGCACAACATATTGCAATGTACGGCGGAACATTGCGCGTGGATTACGTACTCGCATCTTTCGTACACCGTACGAATAAGGGCGGAGCATGTGATTACCGTACGTCCCAACTGGAGCAGGAATCCATATCGTACTTGCAGAATAAATGGCCCGGATGGTTCAGGCTGAATCCGAAAAGGGAAAACGAGGTATTGTTTTCACCTCCAGCAGTACTGAAACCCAGAAAAGTATTCAGTTGATCAGTACTGTGATTCCGAGATTCCAATTATGGGCACGTTTTATTAAGGATAAAGGTAAGTGTTATGATTAATAATGTAAGTATTATGATTACCCTTACCCCCCTATAATCCCCCCATAACATACTGAAGTAAGGTTGTCAACATATGCCAAAGTATCCAACTCCGCCTCCCGGTACTCCTAGTACTGACGGAAAATTATGGGAAAGGTTTGATGGGGAAAGCGAAAAACAGTTTGCAGCTTTTCGTTCGTACCGTGATTTATCCCCTATTGACCGGAGTATTCTGGAGGCTTACCGGAGGCATACCGGAAAATTGGAAGCTCTTATTGCTTCTTCTTGGTTTTACGAATTAAGTACTCGCAATAGATGGAAAGAGAGAGCGGCAGCATTTGATAATTACTTGGACCGTATTGCGTGGGAAGCGGAATCCGACGAACGGATAAAGGCCAGAAAGCTACGTCGTGCAGTATTGATTACGGCACAGAAAAGGCTTGGTGAGGCAATAAGTAAATACGATTTCGAGAATTCCACTACTGGAGAAATCGCAAGGTTATTGGATGTTACTTCCAGAAATCTGCGTGAGGAGTATGCAGATACTCCGGAACTTAAGCAGCAAGTAACGCTGATAAATGGCGGTACGTCTGAATATGTACAGCTTGCAGAACGCGCTTCCTCCATGACGGATGGAGAAATCGTATCCGAATATCGCAGGCTTACTGGTACGGTATCAAAGGCAACTGCAAGTATCGATACCGATATTGAGATTGGCGATAATACAATTGCGGACGAAAATGAATACGAACAATGATTCAGAATGGAATGAAAAAGTATCCCAAGAAATCAGAAGGCGTATTGCTGTTACTGCAAAGATATCCGCAAACGAACGTTATCGCGAAATAACGAAAAGGGCGATTGCTAATTCAGGTACTGGATTGCAGATATTCGTAAGTGATTACGTATGGACTTACGACCCAAGAAATCAAAACGATACTCCAAAGGATTTGCCTTTTATCCTTTGGCCGAAGCAGGTTGAATTTCTTGAATGGATAAAGAATCTTGAGAGTATTCAAGATAATGGAGTTGTGGATAAATCGCGTGACGTTGGAGTAACGTGGTTAGTTGCAGCGTATTATGTATGGCGTTGGCTTACTGTTCCGGGATGGTCTGGCGCAATCGGTTCCAGAAAAGCGGATATTCTGGATCGGCTTAATGACCCGAAATCAATATTCTGGAAGCTGGAATACATTATCCGTATGCTTCCAGATTGGCTCAGGCCAAATGGATTTGATATGCGCGTACACCGCAATTACGCACGTATTATTAATCCAGAAATGCGTAGCAGTATTACTGGTGAAGCAGGTCCAGAAATGGGTCGTGGTGGACGATCCTCATTTTATTTTCTGGACGAATTTGGAGTAATGCCAAGGGCTGCACAAGTACGTGCTGCAGTAGCAGATAATGCCAGAACAGTATTATTTGCGTCCACAGCAACTGGACCAGATACTGAATTTTACAAAATCGTACATGAAGAAAATATTTCGCATTTCCGTATCAGTTGGCAGGACGATCCAAGAAAAGACGAGAAATGGCGCGATAATTATCTTCGGCTTAATGGTCCGCTTATTACTGCCCGTGAAGTGGATATTGATTACTCTGGCGGAGCAAACGACGTAATCATACCAAACGATTGGATACGTGCAGCAATTGAATTGGATTTCGGTACGGATAAAAACGTAAGGCCGATTATTGGATTCGACGTTGCAGACAGCGGTGATAATGAATCCGTTATCGTAATACGCCGTGGTCCTGCTGTAGTATCGCTAGAATCGTGGCGTGGACGTGATCCAGTTGCAAGCGCGGCAATCGTGGCGGAACGAGCGCAAAGTACCAAAACAAGTATTGTGCGATTCGACAGTATCGGTGTTGGTGCAGGTGTGACAGGTGCCTTTTCTGCCAGAAATGATTTAGGATTTTCTGCAGTAGGTGTGAATACTGGTATTGCCGCATCAACAGTAACGTACTCGGATGCGCCTGATCGTACTGCAAGGCAAAGGTTTCTGAATCTGAAAGCTGAAATATGGTGGAATCTCAGATTAAGGTTCTGGAATACTTGGAGGTACGTAAATGGGGAAGCTTCGGATATTAATCCAGAAGATTGCATCAGTATCCCAAATGATCCGAAACTTATTGCACAGCTTTCCGTACCAAGAATCCAGACAAACGAACGCGGATTATTAAAGGTTGAAAGTAAGGATTCCTTACGTCGTCGCGGTATGTCGTCACCAGACAGGGCAGATGCTTTAGTACTGGCATTTGCGGATTCCATTAATGGAATATTTAATTCCGTATCAGTACATGGGCAGGTCATTTCCACGTCGGAGCATTTGCATAAGGCAAGATTATCCGTGGAAGGTTCCAACGGAAGGGCTGCACAACAATACCAGAAAAGGTAATACGTACCTGTACGCCCAGCCTCTATACGAAATACACAAAAGTGCATTTGTGTATTTGTCCTACCTCTCTATATAGACGGGCACCTCTATACGACAATACACAAACAACCTTTTGTGTATTTGCGTATCCGTCTATATAGACGGCGACCTCTATACGACAACATGCAAAAGGCCTTTTGTGTATTTGCGTATTCTATCTATATAGACGGCCACCTCTATACACAAACCTGCAAACAAACTTTTGTGTATTTGTCCAACGTCTAAGCTCTATACGACAATACACAAACAACCTTTTGTGTATTCTATGTATAGAGAGGCCACCTTCTATACGAAAACATGCAAACAACCTTTTGTGTATTTGCAGGTCTTCTACCTCTATACGAAAATACACAAAGGGTCTTTTGTGTATTCTATGTATAGACGGGTTGGCTCTATACGAAAATACACAAAAGGACTTTTGTGCAAACGTGTATTTGACTGCCTCAACTAGACTAGACGGAGCGCAAATACACAAAAGTCCATTTGCATGTTTGTGAGTCGTCTACCTCTATACGACAATACACAAAAGTGCTTTTGTGTATTTGACTGCCTCAACTAGACTAGACGGGAAGCAAATACACAAAAGGGCTTTTGTGCAATTGTGTATTTGAGTGTATAGACCGGACCTCTCTATACATAGATACACAAAAGAACCTTTGTGTATTTGGGGATCGTCCACCTCTATACGACAATACACAAAAGTGCATTTGTGTATTTGAGCGCATCTAGCTCTAGCCTCTATACACAAACATGCAAAAGCCCTTTTGTGTATTTGCAGGTTGTCCACCTCTATACGAAAATACACAAAAGTTCGTTTGCGTATCTATGTATAGGCGAGCGCGTCTATATACACAAATACACAAAAGGTTGTTTGTGCAATTGTGTATTTGACTACATCGCCGGTCCACCTCTATACATAGATACACAAAAGGACCTTTGTGTATTTGGGGATCATCGACGTCTATACGACAATACACAAAAGTGCATTTGTGTATTTGAGTGCGTCTAGCTATAGCCTATATACACAAATACACAAAAGCCCCTTTGCATGTTTGCAGGTCGTCTACCTCTATACGAAAATACACAAACAACCTTTTGTGTATTCTATGTATAGACGGGTGCGCTCTATACACAAATACACAAAAGGTTGTTTGTGCAATTGTGTATTT